CAAAAAGGACCTGCATCGGGAACATACACTGCAGCATCTGCCACAACTCGTTTAAAAATATATATGCAAGGTGGTGGTGGTGGAACAGGTGGAAGAACAACTCCTTCATTTCCAAGTAGTAGTAGACCGGGAAAAGGAGGAAATGGTGGTATCGGTTTTTTTGATATTCCTATCTCTGCACCTTACTCCGTTCCATTTTCAGTAGGAGCTATTGGTAATGGTGGGGGTCCTGCAACTCCCGGTAATGCGGGTGGTGCAACTACTTTTGCTGACCCTGCTGGAACCCTAACAGTAAACGGAGGTGGAGCAGGTGGAGCACAAACAAGTCCAAGCAACGGCACTTTAGGTGCTAATGGAACTGCCTCGCCAGCTAGCGATGTTACAGGTTTTAGTGAATCTTATTTTGTTCCACAAACTATTCCGGGAACCCCGACAAACAGTCGTCCTGATACTGATGATACTGTATTCCATACTTTTGGATTACAGTTTGGTTTAGGGGGAACAGGTGTTGGTGCAGTTGCTCCACAAAGTAATGCAGCCTCAAATGGAACTACAGGACGAGGAGTAGGTATGCTTGTAGTTTTAGAAAATGGAAAAACATATTAGGAGTTAACATATGGCATATTGGGCAATTTTTACTTTACCAACAGACACACAGAATACACGACCAATTTTTGTAGCACCAACTGATGCAGTTAAAGATGCATATTTTGCAGAGCATAACACTTGCGTGCAAATAACTGATCAGCAAGCTGATGATTTTTTTTGTGAAAAAAAAAATGTTGTTATAAATAAGTCAGATAATTCTTTGGTGTGGAGCGACAATGAATTTTTTGGTATTGATATTACACAAGACTTAATGGAAAGTTGGATAGTAAATATTCAAGAGGCTTACTCAAGATTTATCAAATACAACAAGATTGATAATGGCTATAAAAATGAAATTATTACTTGGATACAACAACTAGAGGCACTAGATTTATCTTCTGTCAGTTATCCGATTGCAAACTCAAGTCCAGCAGAAGTTTTAAAAAACTCATTTAGTCAAACAAAAATTTCTCCTTTACTTATTCCATAAATTAAGTAGTATATTTTTACTATGAACACTGTTGATTTTGTTAAGGAGTATCCTAATGTATTTCCGTTTAAAGTCGTTGTTTCCTTACTTAAATATCTTAATAAAGTTAAATTTAAAAAAGCTGAGGTAGTTGATCCTACTAACACTACAGGAGCTAGTTTTCAAGACGATACTAGAAAAGCTGAGGTTTTTGACTTTTTTCACAATTCAAAATCTTATACAGAGGTGCATTATTTTAATTTAATGAGAAAAACATTTATGTTTATGGTTTCTCAATATATGCAGTCAATAAATAAAAGTCCTGCTAACTCACCTATTGAACAACTTTTACAAATTACGGCTTTAAAATATGAAAAGACAGGTTTTTATGTGCCTCATTGCGATCATTGTGGATCAATACCTAGAACTGTTTCATTAGTATATTTATTAAATAATGATTACAAAGGTGGCGAGTTAGTTTTTGTAAATCCTACCGACAACAATCAAGTATTAAAAAAAATAGACGTACAACCAAACAAACTAATTATTTTTCCTAGTAACTTTATTTATCCTCACTCTGTACTACCTGTTACAGATGGGACACGTTATTCAGTGGTAAGTTGGTTTTTATGAATTATACAATATTTAAAAATTTTTTTACAAAAGAAGAAGTTAAAATCTGTGCTGAATATATGAAATCTAAACACAGGTTTAATTATGATGACTTCGATTTAGGTCAGACACACGGAGATACAGGATTTTATGGCGATCCTTTATTTGACACTTTTTTACTTCACAAGGTGCCTCTTGTTGAGAAACACCTAAACATTAAAGTTTTGCCAACCTATTCATATTGGCGACTTTATACTTTTAATGCCCACCTTGATGAACATAAAGATAGAGGTTCTTGCACACATTCAATAAGTGTACATATCGGTAGTTGTGGAACAAAATGGGCATTTAGAGCTGAAAAAGAAGATGTGTTTCTAGAGCCCGGTGATGGTTTATTTTACAGAGGTGATAAAGTTTTTCACTCACGACCACATTTCACCGGTGACTACTATCTTCAAACATTTTTACATTATGTTGAAGATACAGAAAAAAATAAAGATTATTATTTGGATGGAAGAGAATTTATAGGCGGACCTTCAGTTAGACAAATTGGGCAACTGCCTTAGTAGGTTTACCATTTTGACTTTTTAGTTTATAATTTGTTATGCCTTTACGAGAAATACAGATAGCACCGGGCTTCAACAAACAAGTGACTCCCACAGGTGCAGCAGGACGTTGGATTGACGGAGACAATGTAAGATTTAGATATGGTTTTCCTGAAAAAATTGGTGGTTGGTCACAGATAACAGGTAATAGCACGATTGGTGTAGCAAGAGATATTCATATATGGACAGATATAAGGGGACGTAGATATGTTGCCTTTGGTACAAACAAAGGATTATTTTTATATTTTGATGGTGCATTGTTTGATATTAGTCCCTTAGAAACAGCAATCACAGGAGCTACATTTTCTTCATCAAATGGTTCACCTAGTGTTACTGTAAACAAATCTGCACACGGATTAGCAGTAGGTGATCTGTTTACTTTTACTAGTGTGACTTTACCGGGTGGAGGAGCAACAGGATATTCAACAAGTGATTTCACCACAAACACTTTTGAGGTAACAACAGTGCCTAATAATAATGCTTTTACAGTTACAATGGCATCGAATGAAACAGGCACAGGTATGTCAGCTGGAGGAGGAGCAACAATAAATCCATATGTAAAAGTAGGTGGTATAGGTCAGACAGCAGGTTTTGGTTGGGGAGTTGGCGAATGGGGAGGCACAATAAGTCCACTTGTTTTAACGACTCTTAATGGTGCATTGTCAGATAATGAATTTGGAACAGGTGGCTCAGGAACAACTATTACTCTTACTGATTCTACGGGTTTTGCATCAGCAGGTAAAATATTAGTTGGTGGAGAATTAATTACATATACAAGTATAATTGGTAATGTATTACAGGGCATAGTAAGAGGGACAAATGGTACAACACGAACGGCTCACGATTCTGGTGCATCTGTGCAGGATGCATCAAACTATGTTTCTTGGGGTGAATCTGTTAGCTCAAGCGAATTAACACTTGATCCGGGTAATTGGTCTTTAGATAATTTTGGTCAAAAACTTGTAGCCACAATTCACAATGATAGAACATTTACTTGGAATCCAATAACACTTGACTCTAATGCACTAACAACAAGAGCTGTTCTTGTATCAGGTGCTCCTACTAAATCCTCGATGTCAATAGTGTCTGAAAGAGATAGACATCTGATACATCTAGGAACAAACACAGACATAAGTGATGGCAATACACAGAACTTGATGTTCATAAGATTCTCAGATCAAGAAGACATAACATCTTATACACCTACTTCAACAAATACTGCAGGAACATTTCAACTTGACTCTGGCAGTAGAATCATTGGTGCAGCAAAAGCAAAAGATTATATTCTAATTTTGACTGACACTTCAGCTTACAGAATGCAATTTGTTGGTCCACCATTTACTTTCAGTATTACACAAGTAGGATCAAACTGTGGATTAATTGCAGAACACGCAGTAGTTTTTGCTAATGGTGCTTGTTTTTGGATGGGACGTTCAGGTGGTTTTTATATGTATGACGGCACAGTAAAAAAAATGCCTTGTTCAGTTGAGGACTTTGTATTCACAACAAAAGACACAACCGATCTTGGTATTAATCTTTCAGCTAGTGATACTGTTTATGCACAATACAATTCTTTATTTAGTGAAATAAATTGGTTTTATCCAAAAAGCGGATCATCACAAATTGATAGAAGTGTAACCTTAAATTATCAGGAGGGTGTTTGGACAACGGGTAGTTTGGCACGAACAATCTATCACGACAAAACAGTTTTTGATAATCCAATAGCAGGTGAATTTAATTCAACAGCTACACCAACTTTCCCAACAATTCAGGGTGTCACTAATTCAAACGGAGCAACGACTTTATATTTTCACGAGATTGGAACTGATGAAGTTGATGATCAAGGTAATATTACTACAGTCATCGGTAGTATTCAAAGTGGTGATTTTGAATTACCAATTGATGGAACACTTGGTCAGGTATTTACAAAAATTAGACGTTTTGTTCCTGACTTTAGAGCTTTAACGGGTAATGCTCAAATAACAATAAACTTAAGAGACTTTCCAAATGATACTGAGGTTTCATCAACACTTGGACCATTTACAGTTGACTCTACTACAAAAAAAATAGATACTAGATCACGAGCTAGGGCTGTAAATTTTGATTTAAGAAATACTGCAAGTGGTGAATCTTGGAGATTTGGAACATTTAGGGCTGATATTCAACCTGATGGTCAAAGATAAATAAGGAGTTAATATGGATACTAGGAAAGTAAAAAAAATTATAACTGCTTTAAAAAAAGCATCAAAAACACACGCAAATCAAGCAAAACAATTAGAATTAATGTTGAAAAAAAAGTAAAAATTATGACAAAAAAAGACCCCAAAGTAGGAACAGGTAAAAAACCAAAGGGTAGTGATCGTAGACTTTACACTGATGAAAACCCAAAGGATACAGTAAGTATAAAATTTGCCACTCCTACTGATGCTAGAAAAACAGTTGCTAAGGTAAAAAAAATAAATAAGCCATATGCAAGAAAAATACAAATACTTACAGTTATGGAACAGCGAGCTAAAGTTATGGGAAAAACACAAGTTGTTAGTATTGCAAAAAAAGCAAAAGAATCTCTAAAACGAGGGAGAAAAAAAGTTGGCTAAAATTAATATAATAATACCTGAACCTAATCCACAATATATTGTAGATAATCAACGACAGACAAAATATGGTTTAGATACACTTGTTACTCAACTTAACACATCTTTTCAAGTTGATTTAAAAAATGAACAAGATGCATTTAATTGGTTTTTACAATGACAGTAAGTTATAAAAATGCAGGATTTAATTTGACGACTACAGGAACAACATCAGTGTTGACTGCACCAACAAGCGGTAGATGTCTTGTTAAACAAATACAAGCTCATAATGGCTCGTCAGGTGCAGTAAATTTAGCTACACAAGTAACGGATACAAGTGCAGGAGCCACATTCCGAATAGATAATGCATCAATAGCTGCTAATACTACAAGGCAGATTATATCTGAAACATTAGTTTTAGAAGAGGGAGATATACTTAAACTTACAGCAGGTACCGCAAACGAAATACAGGGTATTGTATCATATGCTCTAATTGATAGATCACAAGAAAACGGATAATTTTACTTGCTTTGTATTTTTTTAATTGTTAAAAATACATATGAAAACAATTAAATGTGAAACTAAACAAACATTTCGAAATAAAAAAACTCATCAGGTATATTTAAACGAAGCACACGCATTAGCTGACGTGGAAGATTCATCAACAGACACACAAAAAGATGACATCGTTATTGACACTAATGTCATAGTGCCGGGTTTTGATTTGTTTGGTGATAGTCAGTGAAAATTTTAATAAATCATAAAACAGCTGAAGCAGAAATGCATTTTAGTAAAAAAGAATTGGTTATTCTTAATAAAAAGAAAAAACTTGTTTTTGACCCATCAAGTGCAAGAGATTTTGCTAATCATTTAGGAGCAATTGCTACTGACATTATTATGTCCTTAGAAAAAAATAACCATCCCGATCTTATGAAGATTTCAGAAGATGGAGGGGAGATTAAATCAAAATGAATCCGTCAGGAGGCACAGAATTACAATTAGGTTTTTTACAAAAGTTTGTAGATAATGAACTTTTAAATAAATTTAACATCACTACATCAGTGCCTGAAAAAAATCCTCTGTCAAAAGATAAGATAAATATATTATGGCAAAAAAATAGTTATGATCAACCAAATATAGCACCTTGGTTTAAGGACAAAAGAAACCACAATAAATATGATTGGTATGTATTTAACTCACATTGGAATTATGAAAAATTTAGGATGATGTTTGATATACCCACTGATAGATGTCACGTTATAAAAAACGGAGTTACAAATTTTCCAAAAAGAGAGATTTACAAACAAGGAAATACTTTAAGGATTATTCATCAAAATACACCTTGGAGGGGATTAAATGTTTTGTTAGCTGCAATGCAACATCTTAAAGGTGAAAACATTATCCTTGATGTATACTCAAGCACAGAGATATATGGTAAAGAATTTGATGAGGCAAACAGAGCAGAATATGAACCACTTTTTGAACAAGCTAGAAAACTTGAAAATGTTAATTACTTAGGCTACAGACCAAATGATTTTATTTTAGAAAAACTACCAAACTATCATATGTATGCTTATCCAAGTGTGTGGGAAGAAACATCTTGTATATCGTTACTTGAGTGTATGGCTTCAGGTCTTTATTGCATTACCACAAACTTTGGTGCTTTATATGAAACAGGATCGGAGTTTCCTATTTATGTGACTTATGACAAGAACCCTTCTCGTTTAGCCACAATATTTGCACACGGAATAAAAGATTCTATGACCACTCTTCACGAACCTGTGATACAATCTCACTTAGATCGTCAACAAGACTTTGTCAAAAATTATTATTCTTGGGACAAAAAAGCAATTGAATGGACTTATTTTCTAAAAGGTGTCCTTAATGGTTAACAACCAACCTATTTGGATTGACCAAGAAGAAAATCCAAAGGATAGAATTCATCTGCACGTTGCTACACCTGTACATAGTGAAGTATCAATTCATTATACACAGAGTTTACTTGAACTGCAAAAACATTGTTGGAAAAAAGAAATGAGATGTACCTTTCAGTTAATGAAATCATCTTTAGTAACACAAGGTCGTAATTTGTGCGTTAGTGGTTTTCTTGAAAACAAAGATGCTACACATTTGTTATTTATTGATTCTGATATAGCTTTTGAACCTGAATCAGTTTTTACTTTGTTGAAAAAAAAGAAGGAAATTATTTCAATGGTTTATCCAATGAAAACACTTAATATGAAAAAGTTATTAAAAAAAGTACGGGAAGGTAATGTAGTAGATGAAGTAAGAGCACATAGTGCTGCTTTAACCTATCCTGTTAGACTTACGGATGATCATAGCGAGGTAAGAATAAATCAAGGTGTAATAGAGGCTGATCATATGCCAACAGGATTTATGCTCATAGAAAGAAATGTTTTTAACAAGTTAATAAAAGCTTACCCTGAGAAAAAGATAAAACAAAAAACAATTATTAATGGTGAGTTTGCTTTACGACCTCACTTCTGGAATTTTTTTGATACACATTTTGACCCAGAAACAAACACTTATCTAGGCGAAGACTTTGCTTTTTGTTTATTGTGGAAAAAAATAGGAGGCAAGTGTTTTGTTTATATTAGTGATTATATTACTCACGTTGGTGAATATCAGTATACAGGTCGATTAAGTGATGAGATGACACCCCTAGAGGTTGAAAGTACCTCAAAATCAGAGTAGAATGTAAACTAAGTAATTACTTAGGAGTTTTTTATGCCAATTAATTTTGTTGTTCCTATAGTTGCAGGTATAGGAAGTTTTCTCTTTGCCAAAGCAAGCGGAGCATCTAACAAAAGAGCATTGTTAGCAGGTGGTCTAGGAGCTTTGACAGGTGGTGTTTTATCGGCTTATCAAGCACCAATTCAGTCTGCTCTTGGTTTAGAAAAATTTGGAACACTTTCACAAATTGGGGCGGCAAGTTTTGCTGGTCAATTAGGTGCCTCTGCTTTTGCACCTAAACCAGAAAATCCTCAACAAGCTCAAGCTGCTATGCCTTTCACGGCAGGTGAGTATGCACAAAAATATGCAGGTGCAAGAGAAGACTTGCAAGGCATTGGAGAAAGATTTGATTACACACAACCCGGTTATCAATCAGGGACATATTATTCTGCTCCTCAAACTCCTCAAGCAGAGCCTGCTGAGGTATATGATTTTAGTCAACCATCACAAATGTATGCCGCAAAAGAAGGTGGGTTAGCTGAAATTGCTCGTTACAATAAAGGTGGTATAAATTATCTACCAAGCAAAACTGATCACGATGAAAAAGATGTCAACAATTATGTAAGAGCTATGGGTTACGTTGAAGATGGTTCTGGTAATGGAGACAAAGATGAAGATACTATGTTAGCTCAACTTGCTGATGGTGAGTTTGTATCAAGAGCTGATGCAATATTAGGAGCAGGTATTATGTCTGGAGCAAATCCATCTGATTTTAAAGAAATGAGAAGAAAAGGTGCGAAATTTTTTTATAATCAACAAGATCAATTAAAAAGAATTTACGATATAGTAAAAGATAAAGATGATGGAAATCAAGAAAGTTGATGTGGAGTGTATTGATGTGTTTTGGGACAAAGTTAAAAATTGGGTAAAGGCTTGTACTATTCAATCTCAAGGCAGGCACACACTTTCATCTACATATAAATTATTAAAAAAAGGTTCAATGGAGATGTTTCTCATTGTTGTTAACAAAGCAATAGCAGCGGTTTATGTTGTACAAAAAACTTTTTATCCTGCAAAAGTAGTATTAAGTATTCTTTTTTGTGGAGGTAGTAAGGTAATGGATAACATAAAAAAAATAGAAAATTTTTTTATTGATTATGCTAAAGAAAAAAAATGTGACTCTGTTGAGATAATTGGAAGAAAAGGTTGGAATAGAGCAATTGAGAAAAATAATTTAAAATTTAAACAAACAGGATTTTTCTATGAAGTGGCTACTTAAACTTTTACCAATAAAACTTAAAATTTGGTTGTACAATTTGTTGTACTCAGACATTGCTGAAAAAGGAGAATGTGAGGACAAAGAATTAGCACACGTCAACGAATTTGAAATTCAACTTCTAAAACGAATTGGTGGTAGTGGTAAAATAAATAGCACTACAGGTTTAAAAGGTTACTTTGGCGGAGGCGGAGGTGGCGGTCCAGCTCCAGCTCCAGCTCCTGCTGCACCTGCAGAACAGACAACAATCTCAAGAGAAGCTCCTGAAATTGAGTCAAGAAAACTAGCTTTGTATGATGAAGCTGTAGATTTAGCTCGTCAACCAATTGCTATACCTGAATATCAAGTAGCAGGTCCTGCTCCACTAGAAACAACAGGATTTACTTTAGCGGGACAAACAGGTAGAGGACAAGCAGCATTACAAACAGGTATAGGGTCAACTCTACAAGCAGGAGCGATCTCGGCTCAACAACCTGACATAGAATCATTTATGAATCCTTATCAAAGATTTGTAATTGATGAAATAAATAGACAAGCACAAATGAGACAAAATGAATTAGCTGCTCAAGCTGTGGGAAGCGGTGCCTTTGGTGGTGGTAGAGAAGGAGTGCAAAGAGCCGAACAAGAAAGAGCACGTTTACAGCAAATAGGTCAAGCTCAGGCTGCAGGATTTGGAACTGCTTTACAAGCCGCACAGCAACAGCAACAATTTCAAACACAAACTGCTCTTAATGTAGGATCACAATTAGCTTCAGCAGGTCAACGTGAACAACAAATGGCTCAAGCTGATATTCAACAAGCCTTGCAAGCAGGTCAAATACAGAGAGATATTGCACAAAAAGCATTAGAGGCACAAAGAGCAACAGAAATATCAAGAGCTTATGAGCCATTTCAAAGAATAGAATTTCAAAAAGGTATTATGACACAGCTACCAACTGCGGCTAGTCAATTGACACAGACAACGGCACCGGGTGCTAATCCTTTTGCTCAGGCGGCAGGTGCTGGTATAGGTGCATATGCGGCTTATAATCTTCTAACTAATATGGGAGGCAAAAAATAGTGAATAAATTAGGTGGCATAAATCTATTAAGAGATGACGATCCTGTTTTAAACAGACCAATGTTTGCACGTTTTGCAAACGGAGGTGAAGTGCAAACTGAAATTGAAGATGAAAGTGATTTAGGTTTTACTGCTCCACCTCTTGAAGTTGGTGCACCTCCGGGCAGAGAAGCTGCACAAGAGACAATTGTAGAAGATCAAGTTAAAGAAGAACCAATGCAAACAATTCCAGAAGCGACAAGTGTCTCCTCTGCACAAACCCAGACACAAGGTCAGATGTTTTCAAATAAAGACAAACTTATGCTAGCTTTGTTACCTATTGCTAGTCAGCTTTTAAATGCAACAACTCCAAGAGGAGGGAGTGATTTTTCTAGTTTTTTAAGTGCAGCAGGACGTGGTTTAGCGACCATACCAC